GCTGGGAGTTGCTAAATACTATGGCTTTTGATGTACTATGGAAACGAAAGGAACTAAACAAGGAGAATCTAAGCCAAGAGAAAGCAGACCAAATAAAGAAAAAGATAATAGCACATTACAAGGTAATGGCTAAAACACCTAAAGACTTAGAGAAATTAAATAACGAAATATTTATCAAAAACGAGTGCAAAAGATATACTTTGTACTTATTTTTACAAAACCAATTATGAAACAATTAACATTTATTTACGAATTGCTAAAGTTTACGATTATTAGTGTTCCTTTAGCTTGTTGCATTTATTTAACTGCACATTTATACTTTGAATTAAAACGATTATTTAGATGACAGGAATAGACAATAACATTGAGGTTAAATTAATTTATTTAGATACAAAAGAAGAAATATGGTTTAGGTCAATAGCAAAGGCAATAAGGTTTTTAGGTACTGACTATAAAACGATAATGACCTATATGAACCCAATTAACAAAAAACGATACAAGCATAACCATAGATTATGTGTTGTTAGATTGAAAAAGTAACCCTAATTTTGCTTTATGCCATTGATACCTTTACCAAAGTTGTTAGAAAAGACCCAAAAGGTAGTTAATGCTTACATAAGGAAACGAGATGAAGGATTGCCTTGTATTAGTTGCGGAAGCTACAATGGTAATCAAGCTGGACATTACTTTACTGTTAAAGGGTATTCGGCTTTAAGGTTTAACGAATGGAATATCCATTTACAATGTGCTGGATGCAATATGTTTAAACACGGCAACCAAGCAATGTACCGAATCGGATTAGTAGAAAGGATAGGTGAAAAAGCGGTGAAGGAGTTAGAGTTTGAGGCGGTTAATAATAGGCTAAAGAAATGGACAAGAACTGAATTAAACGATTTAATTGACAAATACAAGTAACATATTTGAAACGTGCAAAGAGCAAGAAATAGCAGGTTATCCTTGCTATGTTTTTGAAATTGATGGAACTACGCACTATGTATTTGGGGAAACACAAGAACAAAGATTTGATTTTATGGCAGATTTAATAAATAATTATGGCGAAAGTAAGCAGCAATAACAAAGTCAGTTTTGGCAAAAGAAAGTGTGGCAAGTATAAAAAGACATCTGGTCCAAAGGATAAGCCAGTTAAACCATATAACAGACAAGGGCGATGAAAAATACTTTAAGTAAAAGAATATACACCTGTAAATGCAAATCCATAGTTGAAGGATATGCTTGGGAAAATGAGCTAACTACGATTCAGTTTAAGTGCAATAAGTGTGGCAATTTTGTAGGCTTTGAGCAAATCAAAAAGAAGCCAATTATACAAATGCCATCAATACGAACTCCAACAAAAAACCGATAATGAACATCAACGAAATCAAACCAAATCCAAGCAACCCAAGAATTATTAAAGATGACAAGTTTAAAAAGCTGGTTAAGTCAATCCAAGACTTCCCACAAATGCTTGAACTTAGACCTATTGTAATAGATGAAAACAATATTGTATTAGGTGGAAATATGAGGCTTAAGGCTTGTATTGAAGCTGGACTTACAGATGTACCTGTAAAACAAGCTAAAGAACTAACCGAAGAACAAAAGAAGGAATTTATAGTTAAAGATAACGTAGGATATGGTGAATGGGATTGGGATGACTTAGCCAATAATTGGGATGAGCAATTACTTACTGAATGGGGTTTAGACATACCAAATTTTGATGCAAACGTATTAGAGGCTGAAGAAGATAACTTTGCCGTTCCAGATGGCGGAGTTGAAACGGATATAGTATTAGGCGATTTATTTGAGATAGGACAACACAGATTACTTTGTGGAGATAGTACAGATAGCGACCAAGTGGCAAAGCTAATGAACGGACAAAAGGCAGATATGGTATTTACTGACCCACCTTATAAAATAGAAACTGAAGGAGGATGTAAGGGAAATATTGGGCAAGGATTGAAAAAGCAAGGGAAAGATATAGAATTTATAGCAAACTTTGAACCAACTGAATTTTTACAAGTATTGCCATTGATATTTGATAAAAATAAATTAAACGCATACATATTTTGCAACAAGGAATTATTACCAGATTATTTAGTATGGGCAAGAGATAGTGGTTATTCATTTAATGTTCTAATATGGAAAAAGCCAAATGCCATTCCAATTGGGGATTCACATAGACCAGATATAGAATATTTACTTCTATTTAGAAAGTCTGCTATATGGAATAATGGATTAAAGGATGTAAACTATTCAAGGTGTTTGGAGTTTGGTAGAGAAACAGGATTGCATCCAACAATGAAACCAATAGAATTAATTGCAAATGAAATGAAGATTAGTTCAAACGAAAATAGTTTAGTATTTGATTTCTTCTTAGGTTCTGGTTCAACAATGGTAGCTTCGCATCAACTTAAACGCAAATGCTATGGTATGGAATTAGACCCAAAATACTGCCAAGTGATTATAGATAGAATGAAAAAACTTGACCCAACCTTGATTATCAAGAAGAACGGAGTAGCTTTGTAATAATTAGAAGAAATTAAGAAGATATGGCAAATGAGCATAATTTAATACCAGCACAAAAGGGGGAAGTAAGAAACCCAAAGGGAAGGGGTAAGGGTGTGCCTAATAGCAAGACAAGACTTTTGCGTTTATTGGAGTTGGTTACTAAGGTACGCAACCCAGTAACAGGCGAAGATGAGGAGTTTACAATAGCCGAGCAATTAGATATGCAAATCATAGCTAAGGCAAGGAAAGGCGATTTAAAGGCTTATGAAATCCTTTTAGATAGATTAGAGGGCAGACCTAAACAAACAACCGACATAACCGCAGATATTAAGGGTAATGTGCAAATCACAATAGAACCAGATGCAGATTGTCAACCAATTAAAGATTAAGGCTACACCAGTATTTTATGCCAATAAAAAGGCATACGAGGAAGGTTATCCAATAATATGCAATGAAGGTGGGTCAAGGTCAAGCAAAAGCTATTCGGTTGTTCAGTTACTAATCCACATAGCTTTAACCAAGCCTAATACAAGGATTTCGTGCGTATCTCATTCCCTACCACATATTAAGCGTGGAGTTTATAGGGATTTCAAAAACATATTGGAGCAATGGAATATTTGGGATGAAAAAGATTTTAGATACACGGATTTTATTTATACGTTTAAGAACGGCTCTTATATTGAGTTATTTGGATTAGAAGACCCCGACAAAGCAAAAGGACCAGCAAGGGATATACTATTCGTAAACGAGGCAAACCTTATTAGTAAGGCTTTGTTTGACCAGCTTTTGATTCGTACTACTGGACAAGCATTCTTAGACTGGAATCCAGCCGACTTTATTTCTTGGGTATATGAAGTAGCCGACAATCCAAATAACAAGCGCATCCATTCTACCTACCTAAACAACATAAGTAACCTTAGTGAAAGCCAAATAAAAAACATTGAGCAATACAAAGACTTACCAGATGACTTTATGTGGAAAGTTTACGGATTAGGGGAACGAGGCTCTGCAAAGGAAATTATTTATACTCAATGGAAACAATATGACGAAGCACCAAATGGCGATGTGTTCTATGGGTTAGACTTTGGTTATGTCCATCCAGCTGCATTAGTTAAGGTTACGCATCACGAAGGACAAAACTACTTTGAGGAAATAGTTTACCAAAGCGGACTTACTCTTAGCGACCTATCAAGATTGATTAAGGAAAAGCTACCAGAACGTGCTACAATCTATGCGGATGCAGCCGAGCCTAAGTCTATTGAGGAACTTTACCGACAAGGCTTTAACATTAAACCAGCGCAAAAGGATGTATGGGCAGGAATAGTAAAGATGAAATCTTATCCAATAAACTTGCACTACAATAGCAAAAACCTAAGAAGGGAGTTTATGTCTTACAAATGGAAAAAGGATAAAAACGATAACGTAATTGAAGAACCTGTAAAGGCAAATGATGACTTGATGGATGCTTGTAGGTATGCCGTGTTTACACATTTAACCAAGCCTAAATTTGAGGTGTCGGTATTTTAGGATAAATTGTCTAACTTTGTTAAAATTCATATATAATGGGATTACTTGACTTTTTTACTAAAAGACAAAAACTATCAACTGTACTACCACAAATTCCTTTTAACGGACAAGTAGCAATACAACAAGGAATAATTACTTGGCAAGGTGGCGATAACATTAGTTTCGTAAATGATGGGTATTCAGCAAATGATATAGTTTATTCAATCGTTAAATTAATTGCGGATAAAGCAAAACTTGCTCCATTCCACGTTTACAAAGTAGTGGATGAAACTTCTGCAAAGAAATACAAGGCTTTGATGAGCCAACCAGATAAGATTGAGAACTGGAAGGATGTTGAAAAGCTACATAAGAAAGCATTTGAATTATACACAGGTGATGCAAGATTAAATGAGTTGTTAAAGTATCCTAACCAAGAAGATACCTTTGGCGATTTCGTTGAGGCTTGGTGTACTTTTAAATTGGTTACAGGTAATTCTTTTGTTTACGCAAAGATGATTGAAGGTGGTAACAATAATGGCAAACCTTATGAAATGTACGTGCTTCCTTCACAATATATGTACGTGTTAGCGGACATTCAAAACTTCCCTCCAACAATTAGCGGTTATCAATTGAATTATGGTCCACTTTGGAACTTTACTAAACAAGAGGTACTACAAGATAAATACATAAACTTACAATGGAATACAACTGGCAATCAACTATATGGTCAATCTCCTTTGATGGCTGCTGCGAGAAACTTGACTCGTTCAAACGAAGCGAAAACTGCAGCGGTTGCTTCATTCCAGAATGGTGGTCCAGCTGGAGTTCTTTTTATGAATGATGATAGGTTTGACCCTATTAGTGGAACACAACAAGCACAAGCACTTAAAAGAGCAGTAAGCGAAAAAGGTGGCTCTGCTAACTTTAATTCAATTGCGGTTAGTGGATATAAAGTAGACTGGAAACAAATCGGATTAAGTCCTGTTGAATTAGATATTATTGAAAGTGAAAAGTGGGATATGAAAGCACTTTGTAATATTTACGGAGTACCATCTCAATTATTAAATGATGCTGACAATAAGACTTACAACAACCAAAGAGAAGGTGAAAAAGCATTGACAGTACGTTGTGCTATTCCTTTGTTGGTTGGTATTAGAGATAACTTGAATAGAAAACTGCATAGTGATTGGGGATATCGTGGAACTGACATTTACGTTGACTTTGACCCTACTGTTTATAGCGAATTAGAAGCTAACAAAGCGGAGCAAGTTGAATGGTTAGATAAGGCTTGGTGGATTGCACCAAAGCAAAAGATGGATATTATGGGATTAGAGATTCCACCTTACATTGACCAAACTGAAATGGAAAAACTATACATTCCTTCAAGTTTACAAAGTCCAGATGAGTTTCAACCATTAACGCTACCAAATGAATAGCCAAGATATTATTGATAAGTTATTTGATTTAAAGGTTGACCTAAAAGCCGACCTTAGTGAGGTTATTGATGAAGTTTACGCAAAGTATCACGAAACAGTAAATATGTCTTACTCGGAGTTAAAGGCTTGGAGTGAAACAAAATGCTCACGTTTAGCTTCATTAGATAGGAGTCCAGTAAATAGGAACTTAAATCTATTGAGCAAGAAAAAAGCGGATTGGGGTACAAATGAAGTTAAGTCTGCAAACAGAACGATTAGCTTTGTTAGTAGAATGAAAAATATGGAGCAAGGTAAACCTGTAAACAAAGAGTGTCCATCTAAGAGGGATATTTCCTTAAAGAATTGGGCATACAATCCGAACAAATGATTTGGCAAGATTATAGAAAACTATATGCAAACGCAATAAAAACCTATTCGCCTAAGTTCAAGAAAGAACTACAAAGGCAAGTAGATACTTATTGCGATACCCAAGATTTAAACGCTATAAGCGATAAGAAGATAAAAAAGACCATCCAAAACGTTCATATTGCAATGGGCGTTAAGATGGCACAAATTGCCGAGAAAAACGTTTCTAAATCGGTTAAAGGTTATTACGGACCAGAGGAATTTAAAAGTAAGCAAACGGACTTGTTTACTTATGTGATGCTAACCTACCTTGAATTAAAAGGATTAGATAATATAGCTGCCGAAATAACACAAACAACAAAGAACCAAATTCAACAATACTTAATCAAGTCGGTTGAAGAAGGTTTGACAATGCAAGAAACAATCAAGCTATTAAGAACGGCTGGTATAACGGACTACCGAGCCGAAATGATAGCAAGAACGGAAACAGGTAGAGCAGCAAACATTGGCTCAATGGTAGGCACGGCTGCAACTGGACTTGTAACTATGAAGGAATGGATAGCAGCGAGGGATAACCGAACAAGGCGAGTGCCACGAGATATGTTTGACCATTATCATATGGATGGAATAAAAGTACCTTACGATGAAAAATTTAATGTTAAAACTAAGAATGGCGGTTTTGAGCAAATGTTACATCCTTGCGACCCAAGCGGAAGTGCTGGTGATGTTATCAACTGCCGTTGTACGTTAGGATATGAAGCCGTAAGAGGAACAGATGGTAAGCCAAAAAGGTTACAGGATAATCCGCCAATGGGCGATATGGGGTTAGTTTGGAATTTGATAAATAACGTGCCTTTGATGCAAATTTCTAATTTAATAAGAGATTTGTTAGCAGATTAAAAAAAATTAATAACTTTGTTATATGAGTAAGATTGAAAACAAAAGCTACAAT